ACCTTTGATTATCTATCTGTCTAGCAAGTTTTTTACCAGATTGTGATTTTGATATTATTGTGTTTTGTATTGACTTGATTCCTAAAGATTCAAATTTTGCACTAGATATTGGAAAAGCACCAGACATTATATTAGATTTTTACTCCCTCTTTCATTTACTGCATTATTAATTATTTGTGTGATTGTTCCTCTGTTTCTTACTAATAGATCATCAAAACCACTTGCATCTAAAGTGTTAATATTGAAATTTACTGTTGTCATGCCACCACCAGTTCCTCTTGCCGCTTGTGTAATTTGTCCAGTTTGATTTGGCACAAAAACTTCAGCACCTCTTTCTCCAACTATAACTGGTTGACCTTTTGCTACTGCACCACCTTTAGCAAAACCTAAAAATGATCTCGCTGTGCTAAATAAAGAACCACTTCCACTAACACTACTCAAAGCCGCTTGTTTTTGTTTTTCTCTAGTAATAAGTTTTTCTATTGCAAGTTCTACACCTTTTCTTGCAACAATTTCTATCAAAGCACCAATAATATTTACTAATAATGATCTTGCTATGTTTTTAAATGTATCTGATAATTTTTCGCCAAATACAAATGCTCTTGCAATACTTTGTGACATTTTTGTAATTCCATTATTAATACCCTCTGCAATAGTCATTCTTATGTTTTTAAATTTATTTTCTAAATTTGTCACTGCACTACTGTTTAATTGTCTAAATTTTGATATAGCCTTTTGAGTTGCAGTAGGTACACCAACAGATAATTCATGTTCAAATTCTCTAATAGGTACTAAAGCTAATTCAGCTTCTTCTTTTAAATTTTTTAGAGGTATAGATAACTCATGTTCAAACTTTGCAATCTTTTCAAATTCTATTACAGTTTCTCCAGTAAGTTTTCTTATTCTTCTATTTATGTCATCAATAACTAGTGCCGCACCAGCAAGTTTCATTGTAAAACCACCAAGAGCAAAAAGCACTAATCCTAATATAGTTTGAAAATCTCTGAAACTATCTGCAAGTATTTTTATACCCTCTGCCGCTTTAATTGTTCCTTGTGCTAAATTTGTTCCAATAGTTATTGCAATTTGTTCTAATTGTTCTGCGTTGTCATTTAAAAATTCATCTAAATCTCCAAATTGTTTTTTAAGTTCAGCAAAAAAACCAGCATCTAATAATGTTTTCTTGAAACTAAAAACTTTATCATTTAACATTGAGATAGTACCCTCAAAGGTATTTGCTAAATCATCTGTTGCTTGTCCAAACCGACCACCTCTACCAAAAACTTTTTGAAATGCTTCTGCTGTTGCTTCTATTGATACAGCCGCACCAGCTTGAAAACCAAGCATATTTCTAACACCTTTTTCTCTAAATAAATCTGCCGCACCAATACCAGCACTGAATGATCTTTGTATTTGTTCTGCTGTTGTTCTAAAATCTAATCCAGTTACTGCCGCAACATTACCAGTAATTTCTAGCATATTTTGTAAGTCTTTTGCGTTGTCTGTTACTGTGGCTAATATTCCAGAACCAGATTGTATTTCTTCTAGTGAAAAAGGAACTCTTGATGCAAACTTAACCATGTTGTCAAAGGCTTTTGCACCCTCATTTGTATCTTTTAGTAAAAATTTAAGTCTTACTTGTAAGTTTTCAAGTTCTCTACCAGTGCTTACTAAATTACGAATTACAAGACCAGCACCTAAACCAATAAAAGCATTTTGCAAATTAAATACAGCACCTTTAACTTTTGCCAAAGCACCTTGAACATTATTCAAAGCTTGTTTTGTTTTATCTCGTGCTACTATGTCTATGTTAAGTTTTTGTGTCATTATATTTTATATTTCTTTGCTTGTGACAATGATTGTTTGGTTTTATACTCATCTTGTTCTTTTTTCAAGTATGCTAACCAAAGATTATAATGACTGACTGGCATATCAAGAACTTCTTGAATTGTGATGTGAAGTCTGTCTGCGATTGCTAAAAGCGACCTTATCTCTGGGTCGCTATTTACTTTTTTTCGGCTTCCTCGTAATTAGTGTCTAAAAGGATTTGATTTGCTATATTGGATATAACATTTGAATCTGCTTTTTTTCTTAATGCAAATTTATCTTCTGGATTAAATGCTTTTACTAATTCTCCTTTATCATTTTTGACTTGGAGTTTCATAATCAATAAATCAACTAATACAGTTAAGTCTTGAAAGTTACTTGATTTTTTAAAAATAATATTTTTTTCTTCAAGAGTTAATGGCTCTGAATAAAACAAACTAGCATTACCATGTTCATCTTTCCATTGTGGAACTTCAATAGTTATAGTTTTAAGAGTCTCAAAATGAGATTTTACTCTATCAATAACTGACATAAATTAAAATTATACAGTTCCTCTTGTTAATGTCCCTGTACCTTGAAAAGTCACTGATCTTGAAATGATTTCGTCCATAGCATTGTTAACTGACATTCCTGTAATAATTCCTGTTCCAGTAAAACTTTCATCGCCTGATGAATTACCCTCTGGTAATAAAACAAAAGAGATTGAACTACCAACAGTTAAAGTTTGTTGTGGAGAATCAGTTTCGTCATAGTGCATTTCTAAAGTTCCAGAGAAAGAAGTTCTACCAGCTACAAATGATTTAGTTGCGTCTGTTAATGCAGTATCTTCTACAACATCTCCAGTAGTTTCTAGTGTGAACCCTGTTAGTTCCCCAACACCAGTTCCACCAGCAGTTACGACTCCTTCTTTTCCATGATGTGTTGCCATTTTTTATCCTTATTAGATTTAGTTTGTTTGTTTTCTTGTTGTTGCTTATAGCCAAGTTCTAAAAAATTATCAAGTTGAGTTTCGTTAATTACAACTTCATGTCCATCTTTATATAATTTAATATCTTTAGCCATATAGTCTTTTACTATTTATCTTCTTCCTCGTCAATATCTTCATCATCTTCGCCAAATTCTTCGTCATCAATATCTTCTTCCCAATCCTGGTTGTCATCTTGATTTTCTCTCAATTCAGCTAATAAGTCTTTTACTTCTTCACAAAGTAAAGATTCTTTATCATGAAGTTTTTCTATTTTATCTATTTTTTTTTCTATCTTGTTTATAATTTTATCTGACATAATTTATCCTATGGTGTTCCTGCTTGAAACTCATACATACACCTGATTGTCATTCTAATACCACCAATAGGAAATAAACTTCCCTCATCAGTTTCTACTTGAACAACTTCTGTATCAAGTGCATTACCAGATCGAGTAATATCAGATTCTAGTGATGTTTCAATAGCAGTTATTAACTCATTTCTTTTTGTATCAATGTTAGCTTCTGCACCTTTTACAAAACCAAGTACAACAAAATCTATTGTACCATGTCTTGTTTTTGCACCAGAACCAAGTTCAGAATCATCTCTGTTTTCTTCTGATGTTTGTACTATTACTGCTGGATATTGTTGCTCTGATAATTCGTCCAACAAAAAAGGTTGTCTTGTTGCTTTTTTAATCTCTGGGCTTGATATACCAGAAATAGTCGATAATAAATTACTAGCAATATTTTCTCTAACACTCATAATCTTTGTTTTTTAAATTCTTTTGCAATAAATCTGTTGAACTGCTTACTTATAATCTTTTCTGTTCTATTATTAAACCCAAAAAATTCTCTTTTTGGATTGCCTAATACTTGATTAAATAATGCTCTTTGCCTCATCTCTGAATTACTAAAACCAAGTGAGATTTTATTTTTTCCTGTTTTTCTTACTGTTCTTGGGCTTGGTGTCAAAGCACCTAACATTCTTCCAGAATAAAATAAATCTACTTTAATCGGTTTGCCCTCTCTTTGTAATTGTTTTCTATAACTATCAGAATATGCTTCAAATGGCCTATCATTAAAATCAATACCTTTTTTTGTTTTTGTTCTAATAATATCTAATAATTGAAACCCACCTTGCAGTATTCCTTTATCTATAATTGATGGAAATTTTCTTTCTATTCTGTTAAATCTTTTTTTAATAGCTTCAGAATTTGTTTTAATCTTAATATCTAAAGCCATTATCTATTCAATCGTCTATAACCATGTAAAGATTCTCTTTCACTGCTTACGATTGTGCCATCTGATGTTGAATCATATTCTACACCATCTTCAAGTATTGATCTAAATTCTTTGTTGTATTCTGCCATGTAATACTCTGCCATTCTTTCAAATCTATCTTTTTCTGTTTCTGGTCTAAATTTAGTCAATGCTGGTAAATAAAATCTGCCAAGAAATAAATAAACACCAGCACGTTCAAACTGATCTAAATTTACTTTTGTGTTATCCATCTCTACAGTATTCAAAACTGTAATATCAGTATAGACATTTGTTTTGTATGTTGGAAACCACTCTATTCTTAATTGTCTTAAAATATCATTTGTTGTTTGTAACAAAAAATTGGTAGTTTCTGTTGCAGTTGTAGATATACCAAAGTCAAAAGCATCTGGTTGATACTTTAAAACGTCAGATGTTGTAATAACATTTGCACCAGTAAAATTAGCCATAGTATTTACCTACAAACCAATCAATAAATTGTTTAATCTTTTTTTTTAGTTTTTTTAACATTCTTTTTTCTCTTTGGTTTTAATTTAACTATCTTATCAGAAATTTCTTCAAATGTTGTTTTTTTTATTTCTTTTTTTACATCATCAAGAGGAACGAAACCTCTCATCTTAAAGTGTTTTACATTTGCTTCAAATTGTATTCTTGATCTAATAATGGTTTTTTTACCATTTGTAAGTTTTATCATGTCGTCCATAATTTTCTCCTAGTTAGAATGTGAGGGCAGTTTTCCGCCCTCACAAAGTATCCAATTATTATTGGATTGATGAGTCTGCTTCGACTTCACAACCTTTAGAGTCGTCTAATTCGCCAACTCCATATACTGCTGTTGCTACAATCTCGTCTGCTCTTAAACTCGCATCTCTTTGAGTTTCGATTTTCAAGTCTTGCATCATCGCTAGACCTAAAGCGTCAGAGTGGAATACAGCACCTTTGTAGTCTCCAGTAGTTCCCGGATTATTACCAGATGAGTCTGCTATATTTGATGTTTCAAATATATTAACTCCTGCTATTTGACCAACTAAACCTGATCTTAAAGCCTCATTACCAACTCCCGGATTTGGGTTAGCAAATGTGTTTGTTAAGCCAGATTTTAAATCAAATGCTACTTGTGGGTGGATTACAGCATTTAAGCCATCTCCCGGTACACCAGCCGCTCTTAATTTTGCAACTGCTTGGAAGATTAATGCCGCAGACATAGCTGTTGAAGCTGAACCGACAGTTGTTGAAAAACCACCGAATAAAGCTGTTAAGTCTGTGTCTATTTTTTTTGCAATCGCTTCTCCAAATAATCTACCAATATCTGCTGCAACATTTCTTGGTGCAGCATTTCTACCTAGATCAGTTAGAGTTGTCATGATACCATTTTCAGAACAAGTGATTGTTACTGAAGTTGGATCGATTGCAGTGTTAGATAAATCAGATGCTTCCGATACTGCTGCCGCTGAAACAGCTGAGTAAATTGGAACTTCAACTGACTTTCCACCACCAGTTACTGCATAATTTCTTACAAGTGGACGCATGATTGATTGTTCACTTGCTACGAATAATGCTTCTGCCACTATCTCTGTGTATAGTTCCGATAGTGTAGAACTTGTGCTTTCGTTTGCCATTTTTATTTACCTTATTATTTATTAGTTAAGTTTATTTGTATCGCACCTGAATCTCGTTTCTTCCTATATTCTGCATAGGCTTTACGATCTTCTGGGTTCGAATGATCATATTCCTGTATATTAAAGGGTTTAACAGTTTTACCACCGATAGCACTCTGGCTTCCTGAACCAGACACAGACCCTTTTCGGAAGTGTGGGTTGCTATCTAAAAACTCTTTGACTCTATCTTCAAGAGAAAAAGGTTGTCCACTTTTGTTATATCGTACATTAGAATTATTATCAACTACTTCTATACGTCCATCATCATTATATTTTACTTCATCTTTTAACAAAGCAACAACCTGACTTGGATTGATTGCATTGTTTGATGATGCAATAGAAAGTATTGAATTATCTACTTTTTCTTTCTTAATTTCATTTTTATATTTAGATAATTCTTCTTCTTTTTCTTTGATTCTATCTTGCATAATCTTTTCTATGTCAGCTTTTGTTTTTGCTTCTTCAAGTTCTTTTTGTTTCAATAAATCAGCTTTTTGTTTTTCTTCTTCTTGAAGTTTTTTCTCGTACTTTCTTTGTTCAGCTTCGAGTCTTGATTTGATTATGTTATCTAGTTGCTCTTGGGTAAAAGTATTTTGTTTTGGTGCTTCTACTTTTACTTCTTCTTTTGGTGTTTCAGTTTGTTGCGTTTCAGGTGCAACTGCCTTTGTTTCTTCAGACATTGTTTTCTCCTATATTATTAGTTCGCCTTTTTCGTCATACCAATCTGGATTGACGTAAGACCATTGATGACGACAATTATAACCACCTCGAACAACTAGAGGATCACCAGCTTTTTTGCCTGACCAACTTCTACTTCCCCAAAGTTTTCTGACTTCATCAATTGTAAAAAGTCCATCTTTTCTTTTAGGTTTTATTACACCATTTATTATATTTCTGCAAATATCTCTTGTTGTAGGAATTACATCTCCATAATATTTGACAAGAGTTAAACCAGCATCTTGTGATTTATTAAAATTTAAGGTTGCATCGAAATCTCTTAAAGAATCATTTAATATCTGACCAGCATATCTTTTCATGTTCTCTCCAGCACGATCTCTTGCAAATTTAGTTTGAAGTGTTTGTATTGCTTTATCAACTTCAGTTTGTTTTGATTTTTTGTATTTATTGTCATTAACAAAATCAACTAATCTCTGTATCTCTGGATCGTCTGAACTAGCATAAATGCCATTGATTGTTTGTCTTAATTCTTTTTCTAGGGTTGCAAAGTCACTACCAACTAATGTATTCTGGTACACTTTTTCTGACAATCTTCTTGTGAAAGTATTTGATACATCTTTAAATTGTGTAAAATATTGTTGTTTG